TCGGTTGCGGCATGCCGGCGCTGGCCGTGCTGGTCTGCAGCGCCGGGGCTGCGCCCGCAGTGGGTGCCGGTGCGCCGGGCGTCGGCGCCGCGCCGGGCGCGGCAGGTGCTGCAGGTGCGGGCGCGCCGCCGGCGGCCGTGGCGACTGCGGGCGCGATCAGCGCGGCGCCGGCGGCGTTGCGCGTGGCTTCGGGGCCGATGCCGCCCTGGTTCGCGCTCTGCATGCCTGCGGGCGCGCCCGCGCCGGCCGAGAGGCCTTTGCCGCCGATCGTGGTGCCGTAGCCGTTTGGATCCACATAGGCCGCGTTGCTGCCGACGTTGACGCCGCTGAACGAGTTGGCCTTGCCGTTCTTGTCGCGACCCTCGACCACGATGTTGCCGGCGGTGCTGACGGCTTGCCGGTTGCCCAGGTCTTCCGGGGTCGGGCTGCCGACGTTCGGCGAGCCGCCGGGAGGAACCATGCCGGCAGCCGGGCGCGCCGCGGGGGCCTGCGCTGCAGCCTGCGTGTAGTCCGGGCCGATGAACTGGCTGAGTCCCGACGGGGTGTCGCCAGGGCCGCCTGGGTGGCTGGTCACCGTCTTGGCCACCTGCGCCAAGCCGCGGCCGACCAGCCCTGCGATGTTGCCCATCTGCTGGCCGTAGGTCATCGTACCGTCCGGGTTGGCCGGCGGCGTGCCTTGCGGCGGATTGACCGACCCGCGGCCTTGGTTCGCCGCGGCGCGTGCGGCGGCTTGGGTGGCGGTGATTTGTTCTTGTGTGGCCATGGTCTTAGGTCGAGCTGGTGGAGCTGATGGTGGCGGCGGCGTTGATGCCGGCCATCGCTGCGGCGGCCACGTGGCCCACCGCGTTGGCTGCGCCGATCGCCGCGCTCGAACGGGCCCGGGTCAACTCGCTGTACGTTGCCTGATTCGTCTTCCACGACTCCAGGTTGACGGCCGTGTCCCCTTGCACAAGGCGAGCTTTTGTTTCTCGATTGGCGGACATGGCTTTGTAGAGGTCGAGTGAGGTGCCGTACATGCGGTTGCGTGCTTCGAGGATAGCTGCATATGCATCTGCGCCGAAGCCTTTCAGAATCGACGATGCGAACACCTGCAAGTATTGCACGGCATTGTCGAATGCCTTCTCGCGATACTGGATCGTCTGCTGGATCGCGAACTTGTAGAACTCGACCGCCATCTCGGCCTGCTTGATCACGATGTCCGAGGTCGCCTGGGCCACCTTGTCCTGGGTGTTCTGGCGGATCATCTGCTGCTGCATGAGCAGCGCGCCCGGCGGCAGGATGAAGCCGCGCGAGGCCCACTCGCCCAGGGTCTCGCCTTCGGCCCGGTCACCGTCGGCCATGATGCGCGAGCGCCCGCGCTGGAAGATCGCATCCTCCGCGGCGACCGGCATCGAGTAGCCCTTGTTGGTCAGGATGCTCACCAGATCCGAGATGCCGGTGTCTTCGGTCACGAAGGCCGGGTAGAACGACGTGAGGTAGCTGGCGAACAGGTTCGACAGCTTGGGGCCGATCGCGTCGATGCCGTACTGCACCGAGAACTGGTTCAAGTCCTTGATGATCGCGATGATGTCGTCGTTGAGCGGGTCGCCGCCGGTGGTCTGCCCGTGGCGCTGCCACTTCGGGATCGTGATCGTGTCGGGGAACGAGATGTCCGGCACCCGCTCGTCGCCCAGCGTGAGGGTCAGATCCTTGAAGGCGGTGACCGGCTTGAGTTCGTAGGTGGCCGGGTAGGGGAACCAGGACGCGTCGGCCCAGGCGTCCACCAGCGCGGTCTGGTGGGCTGCGGTCTGGACCGCGTTGTCGATGATTTCTTGGACGTCAGAGGCGGACATGTCAGTTTCCTGGTAGCTGGGTGATGACGCGCCGTGCTTCCTGCTCGGTGAAGTCCTTGTTGGCCATGGGCGACGGCACGGCGTTGCGCAGCACGGCCACCAGCTGGCGCATGCCGTTCACCTCGCGGTAGCCCGTCACGCCCGCATCGGCCTGCTCGATCGCGACCTGATCCTCTTGCTGGGGCTCGACGACGCCGCCCTGCTTGCCGATCACGAGCCCGCGGCGGCCGATCCAGGCCACGGTGAGGTCGTTGAGGATGCTCGCGCCCGAGCCCGGCAGCGCGCCGTAGGGCAGCACGACATCGAGCGACATCTTCTCGGGGTCCATGCCCGGCAGGAAGTAGGTCGCCTCGGTGGTGGCCACGAACACGCCGTTCTTGACCGGCAGCGCGACGGCGATCGGCGCGGGGAAGGGCAGGAAGTTGAACGCCGGCGAGAACCATCCAGGCGCGAAGCGGTCGCTGTAATACAGCACGTTGCCAGAAACGATGTAGACCCGGGCGCCGTGCGTGAACAGCGCGCTGCCCGCGGGCGGCGGCCGCACGAACTGCGTGGCCAGCGTCTGCCCGGCTTCGGCGTTCACGTCGGTGATCAGCACCTGCCCGCTCACGTTCGCGGTGGTGGCCACGCGCAGCGGCTCGGTGCCGTTGGCGCCCGTGCAGTAGACGTTGATGCCCACCACGGTCGGGTCGCTCGATGCCACGATGCCCGTCGCACGGATCGCCGCGGTGCCGTCCTGGGTGCGGTCGCTGTGGCTGATCGTGATCTGGTTGGTCATCGGCGCACCCGACTCCTCGCCGTTCGCGCGCACGTAGGTGTAGGTGCACTGGTACTGGCCGTCGAACAGGTTGCCCGCGGCTTGCACCAGGGTCGGCGCGGCCGGTGGCACCGCGATGCCCCAGGCCCGGTTGCTGCTGCCCACGAGTTGCCCGGTGAGGATGCCGTCGGTCCAGAACACCGAGTCGGCGCGGCGCGCGAACGCCACTGGAGCCCCAGCAGTGACCGTGGCCACCTGCTCGGCGGGGTAGGGGGCGGTGCCGGTGGCGGCGAAGCTCTTGAGTGCGGTGCCGTCAGCGAAGTAGCCGCGGCCCGTCTCGCCGTCGAACCACACGCTGCGCACCGCGGTGCCGGCCACCGCCTTCACGGCGCCCGCACGACGATGCAACCGACCGGAGTTGTCGATGTCGACGTTCACCGCGTTGCGCAGCTGGTCCTTGCCGAGTGCGCTGCTGGGAAGTCGGTTGTTGACTCCCTTGGTGAACGGGCCGATCTTGGAGGGGTCGGCCTTGAACATCATCGAATCCAGGAAAAGCCGTTGGTGCCAAAGACGAACTGCGAGTTCGAGATCAGTCGAGATCGCAGATCGGCCTTGCACTTCTCGACAGCAGCCTCGAAGGCGGTCTTGTGGGCGGACGCTTCGGTCGGGTCGCCCGAGTCGGCGTCGTGGTTGCGCATGGCGCGGAAAGCGGCCCAGGAGAGCACGTCGTAGACGTAATCGTCGGGGATCTCGCTCTCTTTCTCCAGGCACGTGTCGTCATAGGTCGACAACGGGGCGCGCGCCACGCGCAGGTAGACGGTCTTGCCGTCCTGCTCGGCGGCCGGCGCCGGGTAGAGCACCATCGCCACACGCGCCTTCGACTGGAACGTCAGCAGCTCGTCGGTCGAAAAGGCGGTCGGGCGGCCGGGCGTGAGCGGCGCGTAGTTCGACGGGTCGAAAAAGATCGTGTCCGGCGGCGCCAGCTCCATGATCAGCGTGCGGCCCACGCGCTTGATGTCGAACGTGTCAGCGTCGTAGCGCGCCGAGACGACCGCGTGGGTCGCTTGGTGCAGCAGGTAGCGGCTGACGCCGGCCTGCAGGCTCACCTGGGTGACGGCCGGGGTGTCGGCGTCCCGCAGGATCATCGTCTCGCGGCAGAATTTCTTCTCCGCGTCCCCGATGTAGGAGAGCAGCGTGGCATCCGACCACTGCTGGTCGGACGTGCCGTAGACCTGCGTGCTGTAGTCCCGGAGGATGTTGCGACGCAGTTCGTTGAGCTGATCTCCGAGCTTCATGGGCGGGCTTTACGCCGCCTGGGCGACGCGGGGCGCGGCGACGAAGCGGAAGGGGAAGCGCAGGCGTTCGCGGTAGCCGACCACGTTGTTGTAGCCGTCCAGGACCGGCACCGACGCCACGGCGTCCTGCAGCACCTCGATGACTTCCTCGGGCACCGCGGCGGGCTCGCCGGCGCGCAGCATGTACGAACGGCCGTTGACGCCGATGAACTGGCCGGTGGGCGGGATCTCGTCGCTGTCTTCGAGCTGAATCCACACACGCTTGGCGGCCTTGGGCAGCGGCGCCGGGCCCTGCTGGGCGGGCGGGGTGGACACGACGACATCCAGGTTGCCCTGGACTTCGGAGTCATCGCCAAAGGCGTTGAGGTGTGCGGTCATTTTTGTTCCTAGTCGTTGTCAGATTCTTCGCCCGAAACGGCTTCCTTGAACGCGGTCTCGAAGGCATCGCTGGCGGGCGGGTGCGGGCGGCGCGGCTGAACGATGTCCAGGGCGTCCTCGATGAACTCCACCAGCTGCTCTTTCTTCTCGAACGTGTAGGTGACCCAGGGGTCTTGCCAGCTCGTCTTGGGCTTTTGGTTCTCGGCCGAGATTTTAGGGTCGAGGCAGGACACCTCGAACCCGTTGCGCGTCTTGCCGATGCGGATCAGTTCGTCCATGAGGTGTCCAGAGATGGGCTCGCAGGAGGCCGACGAGCCCATCGTCCGCTTTAGCCGTGGATGACCAGATAGAAGGTCTTGGACGCGGGGATGATCGCGGCCTTGAGCGTCACGCCGCCCGTGTCGACCACCACACCTGCGGCCACCAGGGTCATGGTGCCAGCAGCGACGCTGTTCAGCACGCCGGTGCCCATGCCGTCGAAGTATTCCTGGGTCGACAGGTCGGTGATGTTGACCAGCGCGATGTACCGCGGGGTGAAGCCGCAGTTGATGTACGTGTCGACGGCAGCCACGGCGTCCGAGACGATCTTGGCCGAGTAGAAGTTGACGACGCCGGCCGAAACGTTCGGCGAGCCGGTCTGAATTGCGAGAGCCATGGTGAATCCTTGAAGGTGTTGGGAGGAAGCAGGGGCTCAGGGCCCCTGCCAGCCGTCACGCATTACAGCGTGGCAGCGCATTCCAGGCGGCACATCCAGGCATCCTGCAGGATGACCGTCGCTTGGTAGGCCTTCCAGCCCACGGTGCCGCGTTGACCCAGCGGGTCGCCGGGCGCCGGCTTCGGATTCACGACCATCGGCGTCAGCGAGTCCTTGCCCTTGAGCGGGACCATGCCGAACGCGTCGCGTGCCAGATACAGGATCGGGTACACGTCGTAGTTCGAGCCGGTGGTCGAGCGGTAGGTCACGCCGGCAGCGCCTGCGTCCGCGAAGGGCGCGAAGATCGTGCTGGTCAGGTAGCGCACGCGCTCGACAGCACCGATCTCGTTCTCCCAGGGTGTGACCGTGCCGTACTGCTTCGTCGGGATGAAGCCCGTCATGTTCCGGATGTCGGTTTCGAGGTCCGGGTGGGCGAGGCCGATGAAGGCCGCTTCCACCGGCTCGGTGCGGTAGTCCGGGGTCGACTTGACGATCTTGGTGATCGGCTTGGCGTTCTGGCGCGTGAGCGACGTGGTGACCGAGCGCTGCAGGCCCAGGGTGATCGTGCCGTTGACCAGATTGCGCGAGGCCACCGTGGCGCCAGCGGCACCGGCGCGGAACACGTTCACACCGGCCTTGAGCACGTTGTAGCGCGTGGTCTCGATCGTCTGCGCGGCTTGCTCGCCCAGCACGTCGGTCGCGGCTTGCAGCACGCGGTCTTCGTGGGTGTCTTCGACCACATCGGAGATGGTGATGTAGTCGCCGTACTGGGACAGGGTGACCGTGTAGTCCTGGTTGGCCAGCTTGTTGCCGGCCGGGGTCACGCCTTCGACCAGCGGGGTCAGCGCCAGGGGCACGTAGAACGCGCCCGAACCGTTACCTGCCGAGCCGGTGGAGCCCTGCAGGAAGTAGCGGCGGAACTTGGCGACGCGCGTCGAGTTGGTCGGCAGCGGGTAGGCTTGGCCGAACTTTTCGAGGGTCAGGTAGGGGATGCCGCGGGCGAGCAGTTGCTTGACTGCGAATGCTGCGGTACGCGGCGAGATGTCGCCGTAGCTTTGGATCTGGGCCATTGATGACTCCTGGAGAGAACTGGGTTGAGACTTCGCTCAGTTCGGTCCACCGGCCCGCTTGTTTGGGAGTGAAACGCAACCTGTTAAAGCTGTGGTGGGATTTATACCACCACTTGTGCCTTATCTGTCTTTTTTACGTCGATGCTTCTGCCCATGCTGCATCGAAATCGTTGGGATCGCCGCCGAGTGGCTGCGCCGAACGCTTCGCGTTGACGGGCGCCATCGAACCTGCGGCGCGCTTCGCGGCTTCCGAGAGGCCCTTCGCGGCAGGGGCTGGTGCGGGTGCTGCGGGCGCCGACGCAGCGGCGGTGGGGCTCACCCAGCCGGTTTCGTTCTTGAAGCGCGTGATGGCGTCGGCGACTTCCTCGGCCGTGCCTTCCTTCATCACCTGATCGAGCGCGTTCTTCATGTAGCCCTTCTGCGAAGCGGCCCAGTCCTTGAACGGCTGGTACACCGCGTCGTAGTCCTCATGGGCTTCGTAGATCGCCGCGGTGTGGTCGTTGGTCGAGGCCGTGTCGACATAGCTCGCGATCGGTGCGAACTTTTTCTCTACTTCGCGGAAGATGTTGACCATCATGTCGAAGTTGCTCTGGCGCGCTTTCAGCTCGAACAGCTTGTCGATGTCGGGCCACTCGGTGGCCAGGGTCGCGAGCTGCGTCTTCTCGTCGGGCGTGTACAGCTCGTAGGCGACGGGCTCGGCCGGGGCCGGCGCGGGCGCCGCGGGAGCGGGTGCAGGGGCTGCCGGCGCGGGCGCAGGTGCTGGCTCCGGAGCCGGTGCTGGCTCGGGCGCGGGGGCCGGCGCGGCGGGGGCCGGCGCAGGGGCTGCAGGAGCGGGCGCGGGCGCCACAGCGCCGGCCGTGCCGGGCTCGGGGGACACCGGGGCACCTTCACCGGCAGGGCCGCCTTCGTCTGAGGGCAAAATCGCCGCGGCCTTGTCGGTGCCGGGCCCGGTGTCGGGGTCGCCGCCCTCCGCGAGATGCGCGAAGACGTCCGCGAAGACGTCAGGCTCGGGGGTGCCGGTGTTGGTGCCCGACTCGTCGGACTCGGCGTTGCGCAGGCGGAATTGGCGGAATTTCATAGTTGCAGATGTTAAATCAGGTTGAGGGGCGCCTGGACCATCAGGTTCAGGAGTTCTTCCAGCATGGTGAGCTGGCCTTGCAGCCGGCCCAGCTCCGCGGGATCACACCGGCGCAGGCGCTGCTCCAGCGCTGCTTGGCGCTCCCCCATCTCCCTTCGGAGGTGCACCATCCCCGGGTCCATCCTTCCGTGAAAGATCCCCATCAGCCGGTCGTGCGTCTGGTCCTGCTGCTCCTGGGGTAGCGTTTGCGTCATCTGTGATTCCTGCGTCGAGTGCTTCCATCAGCGACTTCACCTTGGCGGCGTCGGCACCGGCTGCGTTTTTGTCGGATTGTGTGAGATTCTTCACGGCGGACGAGAGAACTTCGCGGATCTCGGCGCGCATCAGTTCGTTGGTCGCGTCGTCCTTGAGCTTGGCGGAATCGGCCGCGGCCTTGTCGCGCAGATCGGCTTCGGCCTTGCTGCACACCAGCCCGGTGACGTCGAAGTCGCGCGAGCGCAGGCGTTCCTGCAGCATCTCGTAGTGGTTCAGGTAGCGCTTCTCCTCCTCGGGGAGCGTCGCCGCCATCGCGTCGATCGTCATGCCCCGCACCTCCTTGGCCACGAGGCTGGTGGCCCCTCTCGGGACCACTTGCGCATCGCCCTGGATGTTGGGCTTGGGATTGAACTGGCGGTTGAATGCCACCAGCGAGCCGATCACCGACTGGCTGAACATGTCGAAGTTGCGCACCACGTCCTTGAACGGGAGCGCCGCGTCGCCGCGCAGCATGCTGGCGCCGGCGGCCGTCCGGAATGGCTCGCTCGGGCCCTTCTGCATGTCGCCGCCCGTCGCCGGGCCGACGAAGGTCTCGGTGTCGGCGAAGCCCTCGAACTTCGTCATCACCTTCAACAGCTCGTCCATGTGGGACGTGATCTGGATGTCCTTGATCAGCGGGATTTGGGCGTCGGCGCCGGTGCCGCGGCGATACCAGATTTTGTACGGCCGCACGGTCGTCACGTCCTGGGCCACGCCCTGGTCGAGCAGATCGCGGTTCAGCTCCAGCTGGGGGCCGCAGGTGACCGAGGCGTTGTCGATCAGCATGCGCGCGCTGGCCGCCACCGACAGCGCCGAGTCGCGCATGATGTTCGGCAGGCCGTTGCCCAGCAGGGTCGATTCGTCTTCCTCGAAGATGAAGTGGTGGTAGCTGTTGACTTTCGTATCAACGTCCAGCGTCTTCCACGGGTTGAACTCGGCCTTGATCACCACGCTGTCGAGGATCCAAACAATCGCTTCCACGTTGTCGGCCATCTGCTCGGGCGCCACTTCCACCCCCGCGGCGGCCAAGTCGGCGCCCGAGACGTAGCCGTCCCAGATCACCACCTCGTACTTGCGGCCGTCGTTGTCGTTGACGTTCTGCTGCACGCCCATCGCCTTGATCTCGCTCTCGAACGCCCGGCGGCGGTAGTTCCCGCGCTGGTTGTTCTTGAGGTATTCCAGGATCTGGTCGCCAATGAAGTCCGGGCGGTCGGCCAGCGCGCGCAGCTGGTGGCGCCCGAGCACCATGCGCTCGAACTGGCCATCCATCTGGTGGCGGTACTTGGCCGACAGGTCCGGGTAGTAGTCCCAGATCGCGAGGTGGTCGAAGTGCGGCCGGTAGGCGATCGAATTCTTGACCTGGATCAGCTTGGTCTCGGGGTTGCGCTCCCACGAGCGCTGCTTCTGCTCGCGCACGTAGGGCCCCTTGAGGACGCCCATGCCGTACACGACGCCCGAGTACAGCACCTTGCGGCACAGATTCGGGTAGTCCAGCGCGCGGCTGCCGCCGGCTTCGAGCAGCTGGTCCTCGATCTCCAGCTCCAGGTTCCGGGCCCGCTCCTTGGCGAACTCCTTGATGGCGATCTCCACCACCTGATCCTCGATCGGCGCGTTCGAGTCGCCCTGCCCCTCGGTGATCTTCTGCAGCACGAGGTTCAGGTCGTCTTCGGACAGGTTCGGCACCGGGCTGGGCGCCAGGGCCCAGTTCTTGTCCGAGGCCGGGAACATCATGTTCATGATCCGGCTGACCATGCTGACGCACTTCACGCGGGTGAGCTTGGGGTAGGCCATGGACCGCTGCTTGTCCATCTGGCTCTCGATGTCCGGGTCGTAGATCCCCAGGAACTGGCGCGCGTTGCGGGCCCATTTCAGCTCGGCCAGCTTGCGGTCGCGCTCGTACTGGTCGAAGTCCGCCTTGAGCCGCAGACCCCAGGCCGACAGCTTGCCCTGGTCGAGCTTGCGGGCGCCGCTCTCCAGTGCGGTGGTAGCGGAGGGTCGGGTGGCCGTGGCCGGTGTAGCGATGGGGGTGGGGGCGGTGCCCGTGCTTCCCGCCGGCGTTTGGCTAACGGCCATTGTGAGTATTCCTCGGGTGAAGTGCGTGCGAGCGTAGCACAGGGCCTACCGCATCACGTAGCTGTTGTTGAAGCTCGGCGCGACGAACGCGCCCTGGGCCGACCCGTTGGCGAAGCGCGCATCCTTGCTGGCCGTGTACCGGCAGAGGTAGCCGAACGCGTCGCCCGGGTGGGTGTATTCGTTGTTCTCGGGCTCGACCGACGTGTTGCGGTCCTTGTTGACCCGGTAGCGCCAGCCCGACGTGATCGCCCGCTTGAGCTTGATGCAGCTGGGGTCGATCTGCAGCGCCGCGCCGCCCGGCACCAGCCGTGTCGCGAAGTGGTCGATCCCCTCGATCCGCTTGATCAGCCGGTTGTTGTCGTCCACATAGTCGACGACGAACTTCGCCTCCTTGAACACCTGCATCACCGAGCGCTCGTCGGTCTGCGCGCGCTGCTTGCTGGCCGGGTCCGGGCAGAGGATGAACTCGCGCAGGTGGGGGAAGCGGTTGCGCAGGAACGGATTCAGCCGCTCCGAGATCAGCCGCTCGGCGCCGTAGCCCTCGCTCACCAGCTCCCCCAACACGTTGAGGCGTGCCTCCATGGTCAGCTGGCCGAAGATGAACGCCGAGTGCATGCCGGGGTCGAAGCCGGCATAGAGCGGCCAGTTCGGATTGAAGACCAGCGGCTTGGGCGACATGTGGTACGCCGGGTTGAATGTCGTGACCACCGGCTTGCCCGACAGGCTGTAGCCCCACTCCACCTCGATGAACTGCTTGACCCAGTGCGTCGCCTTGCCCTTGGCCAAGTTCGTGTAGTAGAGGTCGCCGCCGGGGAGGTTGGCCAAGTTCTCGGCCATCGGGCTGAATCCGGACGGCTGCTTGAAGTAGGTCCAGGTCGAGAGGTCGACCCCCTTCTCGGTCAGCTCCTCGGGCCGCTCCAGGTAGTTCGCCCACCAGTCGTCCTCGTTGCCCGGATTGGACGCGCCCCACATGCCCCAGTTCGTCGCCCCGCCGTCTTTCTTGGGCGGATAGCGGCCGCAGCGCGCCGACAGCGCTTCCTGAATCTCCTGCGGGATCTGCACGAACTCGTCCAGGATCGCGAACGTCACTTCCAGCGAGAGCACGCGCTGCACGTCGTCCGGGGTGTCCAGCGGCCGGAACATCACCTCGCACTCGACGTCGCCGAACTTGAGCACGAACGTGTTGACCGTTGCCAGCCACTTGCCCGCCTGCCCGTCCTTGAACCAGTAGTCCCAGGACTTGATCGTCGTGTCCTTCAACTGCGGCATGGTGTTCCGGACGATCACGGCGCGCGAGCGGCGGATGCCGTCCAGGGGCGACTTCTCCTGCAGGCTGGCCATGTAGGCGAGCTTGAAGAAAATGCCCGTCGTCTTGCCCGAGCCGACCGGGCCCACGATCCAGTCGAAGAACAGCTCGCCGGGCTTGTGGTGCTTGATGAAGTCGCGGACGGTCGGCGGCGGCGTGTACTGGAGGGTGGCCATGCGGTCAGTTCAGCGTGCCGCCCGCCATGATCCACGACGCTTTCCAGTGGTCATCCTGCAACGTGTGGACCGGCCAGGGGCAGGCCTTGAGCGGACCCTCCCCGCGGTGGAAGGCGGCCTGGGCGTCTGCCTCGATCGCCGATTTTTCTTCGGGGGTGAGTTTTTGCTGGGTAAATTGCATGGGTGAGTATTTTGACTCAGCCACGTGACGTGTGTGCAGGGCGTGCAGCTTGGCGGCCAGCATCAGGATGGTGCTCATTGCAGCTCGAAGCCCAGGTTACGCAGTTCGGCGTACAGCGGGGCCAGCTGCTCGTGCAGCGCAGCCCGGATGTCGTTGGCCGAGACCACGGCGTTGACCTTGACGTCGAAGCCCATCCCCATGGGGTAGCGGTTGGTGGGGCCGCCCAGGTTGAGCGTCACGGGCATGTCCTCGATTTGCAGCCGGGCCCGCTCCAGGAGAGCGATCTGTTCGGCCAGGAGGCCGGCGCGTTGCAACTGTGCTGTGGTGTGCGTGGACATCGGCTACCCCAGGTTGATCTGGATCGCGAAGCTCGCGCCCTGCCCCACCTCGGCCGCCTTGGCATCCCAGCCGGCCCAGCGCACCGTCGACTTGATCAGGTCCGCGCGCACGCTGTCGGCGGTTGCCGGGTTGGTGACCATCTTGTAAGACGTTTTCAGTAGTTCCTCGGCCTGCATCTTCGCCTTGGCCTTGAAGCTCATGCCGTCGATCTTCAACATTTCCACGGCATCTGCGTAAGCCTTCACGAAAGACGGGTTGGCCATCAGCGCGACCAGCCCATCCTTGTCGATTCCGTAGGCGCCGCACACGACACTCGTCTTGTCCAGCTTGAGCGCCAGCTCCACCGGCAGCATGGCCGGGAAGCCGATCTTGGTGGGGTCTCGGGCTTCGAGCACGTCCGGGTCTACGGCCGCGGCGAGTTCGTGGAGGGTGGGGTCGATTGCGTACATGGGTCGAGATGGTATAGACCCGCCGGATTTTTTGAAAATTTTTTAGTCACAACAGTGAATAGTCACACTTGTATAAATTTTAGTTTTTTGCCAACTTTATGTGGGATATGGGGGTGCAAAAGGCCCCCCCCCCCCCCCGTGGCCCCCGGGGCCCCCCCACCCCCCAAAATGCCAAAAAAACA